GAGAACGAACCAACGCCACCGAGTTCACGGTTCGTGACAAGGTTGGACTGCTGGATGAGTGCGTACTGCACAGGACGGATGAAGACGTTACGGTCCGACTTAGGGACGCGCTTCTCTGTCTTGATCGTCTGAGCCGAAGCGATGGCTGCAACGAGGTTGGCAGTGACCGTGTCAACGTCAGCGTCGACGACTTCGCCGCCTGTTGGTTCACCGTCGACGAGGGTCGTGGTGCTACGGGCAGCCAGGATCGCGCAGCGGAGGACGTTCTGGTCCCACACGTTGGCGATGGCTTCACCCAGCTCGGACGAGATGATCGAGCGGATGTCGTAGTGGTTCTGGATTTCTTCGATATCGCTGATCTGGGCGTCTGCGAGCAGCTTGCCGTCGATCGGGATAACGCGCTCGTTCTGCTTCATGACGTTGCCGTCAATGAACGTACCGGGCGTGTGAAGGGAAGCCGTCATGCGGCCAGTGAGCGGGAACGTAGCGGACTTACCGTACGCGATCGAACGCTCGAGGAATTTACCCTTCGTGACTTGCTCCTGCTGGAATGCAGCGAGGACTTCGCCCGAGAAGAGTTTCAGGAATGTTGCGTCAACAGCACCTGCGCCGTTGACCTGACCGGGACGGGTCAGATTGGTTGCATCAGTCATTTGATGTTAGCCTTGAGATGAGAGGGAGGGGGAATTGTGATGCTCCTCTCGTCTCGACTTCAAGCTCCGTACACGAAGGTTGTCCTCCTCGGAGGGCCAGCGTTCTGGTGGTCGTGTCGTGACGTTTGTGAGCCAGCACCGATGTGGTGCCCTCCAGTGGAGGTGGCTTTAATAACTCTCAGGCTTATTATAGGTAGGGGTCTCTGGCAGGGTTTGAACCTGCATTTCAGTCGCTGAGTACCGCGACCCCTCTTACTTAGAACGACAGAGACGTATACGCTAAGGCGCATAAACAAGGAACATACGCCCCAGCGTATATCGTGACTACATAGCGGCGTTCGCGGTGTGTCGAGCAGTGACGCTGGGGGTATGGGTATTACTTCTTAACCTCCGCCAGCGCCTCAACCGTGATGGTCTTGGCTGCGCGGCGGCGGTGTAGGATTGGGATGTCGATCAGCTTGCGCAGACCGTAGGACGTAGCGGCACCGGCCAGAACAATCTGGAGGTACCAGTCAGGGGCGACGTCGAGGTTATCGAAGCCCTCCTTAACATAGGGTGCTAGACCAGGGATGAAGGCCATGATCAGGGGGATCGAGAAGAGGACGAGAATGTACTCATCCTTCCACGACTGCCCCTGCTGTTCAGCTAGGATGCGCTCCCAGAGGAACTCGTGATCCTGTGCGTTGGCGGCGAGCTGGATCATGGCTTCGGCTTTCGCCACCATGACTTTCGCTTCGCTCTCGACGCGGACGGACTGGAGCTTGATCTTGGCCTCTGCCTGAGACGCGCGGGACTTGAAGATGGCACCGACAATCTCGATGACACCTGCCCCAACGGTCTTGAAGAGGTCCCCGAACATTAGATTTTTGACCGGGAGAGCTTTTGCTCCACCTTCTTGCGGAAGGCCGGGTCTTCTTTGTACAGGGGATTGCGGATGTCAGCTTGGAACTGCGCATCGCTCTCGTAGACGTCTCCTGAAATGCGCTCGGATGCGCCATTGAGGCGGACACCCGGCTGCTTACCGTTGGCCTTGACGTACGCGGACTTGAGGGCGGCGAGAGCGAGGCGGGCCTCGGTTACCTTGCCTTCGTTGGCTGCGTTCGTGAATGCTTCGATGATCTTCTTGTCACCGGCATCCTTGGCCCACGCTGCGATCTCGTCGAACTGCTCACGACCACCGACCTCAGCGAGGATTTCGGTGTCCGTTGCGGAGCTGTCGGCTGCTGGGGCTTCATCACCCGCGTTGCCACGGATGTAAGCGTCGACCATTTCCTTGGAGATGCCGAGCTTCTTGAGGGCGGTTAGGCTATCTTCCGATACGGCACCAGTCTCTTCGAACTCTTTGAAGTACGGCGCGAACGCTCCGTCCTCGCCCTTCTCTGCTTCGTCAGCGACTTCGTCAGTGACTTCTTCGGTGACTTCTTCAGCAGGCTTGGTGCGGTTCTTTTCGAGCTCGGCGTAGGATTTGGCCAGTTCTTCGACGCGGACAGACTTCTTTTCGGCGTCCCAGAATTTCTCGGGGATGTGCTCTGGACGCTCGTCAGTGACTGGCGCTTCAGGTCCGGTCGGTGCGGAGGTGATGACTGCTTCGTTAGGGGTGGAGGTCATTGTTGTCCTTCAGGGGGGAGTTGACCAGCAAGGGCCGGGCCTACCTGACGGACCACTTCGGGAGCGACCTGAGAGATAAGGGCGTTGGCACCTTGCTCGTTGTTTGCGTCTTGTGTTTGGGCTTCGGTCTTGACGAGGCCGCGTGTATCGATACCGAGCGCGGATGCGCGGCGGCGGATGTACTCGTTCATCTGTACGACTTGGGCAACAGCTTCTGGACCCACCACTTCTCGGAGGCCGAGGAGGAATTGGTCGAGGCTGTCGAGCTCTGCGCGGCGTCCCAGTGCGTCCACACCCGTGATGATCTGGATGTTGAACAGGTCGGTCGGGAGCTTCGGAGCTGCCTTGGTCTTGACCATGTAGTCGAGGCGCTGGCGGATGTACCACACCTGCAGGTCTGTCGCGAGGCGAGAGTAGAAACCACCGAGGGCGGCTTCGAGTTCTGCTGCCATGTACCTGATCTCTGCGGCGGTCACGCGCTCGGCGTCCCGCTGGATCGAGGTGTTCATGAGGAAGGACATACCGAGGCGTTGCTCGATGCGTTCCAGCATGTTGATCGCGACGGTCAGGTCAGCGTTCTTTTCGATGCGGAGGATCGTGACGTCTGTAGAGTCACCCGATAGGACGTCCCCGTTCTTTGCCCGCTGGAGCTTGTCGCGCATGATGGGCGACCCAGGGCGGACGAAGAGGATCGTCTTAACAGCGAGTGAGATACCCTGCACCACACTCTCGGTGAGGCTGTCGAGGGACTTGAGGTCCGGCAGCAGGTCATCGAGGAAGGCGCGGGAGTAGTTCTCGCCGGGGATTTTCGAGTGGCGTAGGTCACGCCAAGGGGCGCGGTTGATGTCAGGGTACGTGCCGTCTGAACCTTCGACGAGGAGACCATCGACATACTGGGCCTCTTGGGCTCCGTTGCCGTCAGTGCGCTCGAACACGGTGTAGATGTCCACGCTCTTGCGCTCTTGGTTCTGCTCGTCCTTCTCAGCGATAGAGTTGCGGATGTTGTCCGGCAGCGCGGAGTACGAGATGGTCTCTTTGACAATCGCCTTCAGGAGGTTGCCGTCGAGGTCACGCTCGATGCCGAGCTGGTCGATGCGGTAGAAGCGCAGCTTACCCTCTGGGAGGAACCGGGCCATGATGTCGCCGGTAACGAGGTGCAGCTGCAGGAGGTCGAATAGGACAGAGCGGTCGCCCGATGCTTCGAAGTTGCGACGGAACTCTTGCTCGAGGCCGGAGAGAGCGCTGTCGAACTCACTGACTTCTTCAGGGGACAGACCACTTCCAGACAGTTTATTGTTGGAGATGGTGCCGCGCCAGTTGGCCGTGTTCGGGGGGAACAGGGTCATGAGGATGCGGCTGGTTAGGTTGTTGACGCCTCGGGCTCCCACTGACTGCCAGGGTTCCGGCAGGCGTGAGGTCTCCGTGTGGCCTTCTTCCGGCATGAGGCCGGGGATGGTGAAGGCGGCGTTGTTACGGGCGCGGCGCTCGATCTCGGAACGATTGGAGATGATCTTGGCATACTCCTGCTTCAGGTTCCGCTCGGCAGAGATTTCCTCTACCATTAGATGCGAAGCCCAGAGCTAGTTCCGTTGAAGTTCAGAGCCGAGGAAGCCGCTGAGGTGCGCGTCTGTTTGCGACCCAGCGGTTTGTTGGCGTTGAACGCGGGGCCGATCTGGAGGTCGGTGGCGACTGCCTGCTCGCTAGGCTCGGGGGCCTTGGCGGCTGTCTTGGTTCTAGGGGGACACATTGTTTCTCTCCTCTTGGAGGGCTTTAAGGTCAGCAAGGTAACGTAGCACCTCCTGCTGTCCCATAAGTCGGGCAATGTTTTCGGGGGTGGCGTCGGCTAGGGTAAGGGGGAGGCGATCCCTAAAGGTCATGTGGAGAAACTCCAAGAGACCCTCAGGGATTTCCGGTGGTTCGATATCAGGTTTCATTCGCTTGTCGGTACCTCTCTAGGATGTCACCGATCAGGCCTGGGTTGGCCATCTTCATGCGGTCGTCAACGATGGTGCCCTGGAGCTCGCCGTCGAGGATGATGGC